TCAACGAAAGAGCGCGACGAGCCCCGCCGCTGCCCCAGCGACACCGGTCACCGCGGCGATCGACGGCAGCGGCCACTGCTTGCGCTCCAGGGACGCCACCCGCTCTTCCAGCGCGCTGATGCCCGACTCGGTCGCCGCAGTCCGTTGCAGCGCGAGGTCGAGACGGCCGTTCAGCTCGGCAAATCCGGTGCGGATCTCCCCGCGCATTAGGCGGGGGAACGCAGAAGTGGGATCGCGCTTATGGGCGCGACCCCACTTCTTGGTTGGGTGGAGCGTTTGGCTCTTTGCTAACGGTTCAGCCAGAGCCAGAGTTCGAACTCGCCGCCCGCGTAGGGGCCACGGCACTGGCCCCGAATATTGTAGTCGTTGAGCATTCTGTTGGCCGCTGCGTCGCAGGCAGAACGACTCGGGTAGAGGCCGGAGTACACCCATTGGTAGACGGCGGCACCCTGTGGGCTGTTACTCACAACAGAGGATGCTTGCTCTGAAATGCCGCTGGCTCCGAGCTCAGTTGCTTGGGCTGAGCCAGCGAAACCGCCGACGGCTAATGCGGCACCGAGAAGGGCAGCGGATATGGCTTTACGCACAACCACGTGTAGTCCTCCTGATTTGGGGCCCAGCGGTGAAACCAGGCGCGTTCCCGCTTGGACCGGTGGTGGCATCGTGATTCATATTGATGAATTACGTCAAGGTAGCCCCGTCAGCCATGCTCGGCCCGTAAAGGCTTGAAAACCGCGCAACCGCACCAATCAGAAAGTCTGGGGGCCAGGTCCGGCGCGCCCGACAAAGAAGCCCGGCGACCGAGCGAGGGCGTCAGGTCGGGCACTGACATGGCAGAGCACCCACCCCGGAGCGGAGGGCGGGCGCTCAGTCTCGAAGGGCAGGTCACCGGAACAGGGCGATTGCCCCCGTCGCGGCTCCCACGACGCCGGCCATCGCACCGACCACACCGAGCGGCCACCGCCGGGCCTTGAGCGCGTCGACCTCGGCCCCCAGCTCGTTCAGGGACCTCTGCGTCTCGTTGCGGAGGCGTACGAGGTCCTGCTCAGTACGCGTGGACCGCTCGACGAGGACAGCCAGGCTGCCCTTGACCTCAGCGAACCCCGTCGTGACGGTTCCCCGCAATCTCTCCAACTCGACCGCAATGGCCTCCGTTTCCTGCTCCGGCGGTGGACTCATCGGCGGCTCTGCCTCACCAGCTCTGCGACATCGTCCGTCGACGAGTACCGCGGGGGCCGGGCGTAGCCGAGGAGCGCACCCGCCGCGCCCTTCAGCCAGGCCGGCCCGTTGAACTTCTCGACCGCTCGCTCGACGAACCTGAACAGCAGGTAGTACGCGGCGGCGACCGCGAACGCTATCGCGGTCTGCACACTTCCAGAGTCAGCGGAGAAGCCAAGCTCGGTCAGGGCAACGATGATCCACCCGGCGAGGAGCGGAACGAACGTACGGAGAACGGAGGGCAGCATCAGGACTCCTGGAGCTTGTCGAGAGCGGCCTGCGCGCCAGCTTCGGCGGCGTCCTGGACCTGAGCCAGCGGGAGCCCGCCATCTCGGGCGAGCGCAGCGACTGCGGCGGCGAGCGCTGCGACCTGCGCAGTAAGCGCGGAAGTGGCCTTATCGATCCGGCGGGTACGGGCCTGCATGTCCTTCAGGATCGACTGCGGCTGCCACGTTGGGTTCGTCGAATGGTCCGCCGCGTCCGTCGGGCCGCCGATCGCGTCGGTCTTCCACACGGCGTCGAAGATGTCGCGCTTGGTGATCCCAGCCATGGGGTCCTCCTCGTGGTCGGAGCCGAGGTTCCAGCTCGCGGTGTGCCTGAGCCGCTCGGCAACGTCGGCGCGGAGCTTGGGCATGGTGAAGCCGCGGGGGTCGACCTTGTCGCTCGACCACTCCAGGTGGCCGATCACGGACTTCGCCGACCACTTGTGCGCCCGGCACAGAGCGGCCTGCACGCGGACGATCGCGTCGTACTGCGCCTTGGGCCAGGAGTCTTTGCCGTCGCCGAGGTTCTCGCACTCCCAGCCGTAGAAGTGCGCGTTGCCGTCAGTTCCGGTGGCGTTGCCCTTCGTGGGCGGGGCTGGCCGGTTGCCGTACGACTCGGCGATCACCTGCTCCAGCACACGAGGGTCACCGCCCCCGGCGTGGTTGGTGCGGCCCCAGCCGACCAGGTGCACCCGGCCGTCCTTCGCGATCATCCCGTGGCACAGCGGGCCGGGCAGAGACGCGTACCCGTCCCGGACCATGGCCACGGTGGATGCGGTCCCCCTGGTGACCGTGTGGTGCACGATGCTGCCGTTCGCCGGCCCCCACGCGCCTTTCTGGTTCCGGTTGTGCGTACGCCAGTTACCGACCTCGACGACGCGGACGCCCTCGGCGCGGAGCACCTGGAGCAGTCGGTCGGCGGTGAGCGGGGCCGCCATGGCTCAGGTCCCCTTCTTCTGCGCGCTGCCCACGTTCGGGTGGGGCGGGTTGTACCCGGACATGCGGGCGGCGGTCTCCGGCGGAATGCCGGCCGCGATCAGCGCCTCGTAGTCCTGACGGGCGCGCTCCTGGGCCTCCGCGTCGATGGCGGCCACGTGCTCCGCTTGCTCGGCATCGAGGGCGGCTTTGGCCTCCTCATATTCCTGCTGGGTGATTTCTGACGCACCCTCCGGCACATCCGGTTCGCCGTCACCGGAGTATTCCCTCTCGGAGACGGACCCATCGGCATACCTGTAGTAATGCATTCCCATGAAACAGCTCCTCAGAGAACGAAAACGAAAGCCCGCATATACGTCTCGATGCGGTTGTACGTGGCGCCACCGGAGCCCCGGCCCAGGCGGATGTTGAGCGGCTCGACGAGCGTTCCACCTGCGGGAATGGACCGGCGGAAAACCATCGTCGCGACGCCATGCACAGACGCCGACGTCCCATTGCCCCGGTTGTCGAGGTAGTTGACCGAGTTCGATCCGATCTGAGAGGCAGCCCCGGAATTCGGCGGGAGTGTGAAATCCACATCGAGCTCGACCTCGATGATCACGAAAGCCTCCCGGCACGGGTCCGGGTTCGTAATCTTCAGCGTTCTGGTTTCAACCAAGGTGTTGGAGGCAGCAGGTACCGCCGTGACGGGATAAGTCTTGTTGACGCCGTCCTCCACGAACGAGGCGCGCCCGCGCGGCTCGGACCGTAGCGCGCCCGTGCTGTCGCAGTAGACGAGTCCGCCCTCATCGTCCAGCGAGCACGTGTGCGGCCACGCAGAGACGGCCGCCGACACGGGCGCGCCGGGTGACCCGTCTCCCGTCAGCCCGCATCCCGTAACCACGGTGCCGCCCGTACCCCCGGCGACGAGCAACCCACCCGGTCCACACGCCAGGAGGTTTCCCGGGGCCGGGTCCAGGCGCGGCGCCGCGATGAGCGGGGCCGCAGTGGTTCCCCCGCCGCTCAGGGTGATGCAGCTGCTATCAGCGACGACGAGCGGGGCCGGCTTCGCGCTAATCACGACAGGGTTGGACGGGCTGCCTGCGCCGTCGACTTCGACGCCGTCACCCGCGACGATCACGCACGAGCACCGGTCTGTGCCACACCCGCATCGGGCCACTGGACCACTCCAAACTGAGAGTTGGCCCGGCCCAGAACCAGCGGCACTACAAGCGTAGCTGTCGCCGCCGGCAAACCCGATAAACAGCGCAACGGCGACTACCCATAAAGCGAACTAACCGAACAATTCGATAATTACGATCCCGGCCCCCCCGGGGGCTCCGTCGTACTTCGCCCCGTCCGACGAGAACGCGCCACCGCCGCCGCCACCACGTCCGCGCGATGCACCCCCCGGACCAGACGTCGACCGGCCGTACCCACCGAACCCGAGATGGGAGTCCCCACCCCTCCCGGACAGGCCACGCATCCCCATCCGGATCGCACCCTCACCGGGCCCGCCACCCATAGTGATCTGCCCCTTCCCTGCCAACGGCGCACTGGTGCCACTGCTGGTCGTGTTCGTCGTGCCGGTCGTCATGCCGTCCCCGCCACCGTTCCCGCCGATAGCAGTCACCGTGCCCCCGAAGGACGACGCCTCGCCCGCGCTGCCGGCGTTGTTGCCACCCCCGCCTGCGCCACCCGCACCGACGACGACCGACTCCACACCCGCGAGAGCGCCGACCTCGATCACCGACTCCGAGTAGCCCCCGCCCGACCCACCAGGCCGGGAAATCAGCTGCTTGCTGTTCGCGTCGGCGCCGGCCGAACCACCGCCACCCGCCTGGACCTTGACCCGCACCCGGGCCAACCACGGGTAATCCGTCTTTCTGAACTGGTAGGTGCCCGGAGATCCGAATTGGAGCGCCTTACGGAGCCCCATCGTGCCCGGATTCAGGCACAACTCACCGGTGTCATCGACGTTGAAGTACTCGCCGCACGCGCAGACCGCAGCCATGACCCCTCCCAAGGGGGTTGCAATGACGAGTCCGGCCCACAACCAGCAACTGCATCGAGCCTAAGGCAGACGCCATTACGTCAGACACTTCGGCGACCACTGAAAGACACTGTGCTCCCCCAGGCCATGCGGAAGATCCGTGCGGCACCAGGCACAACATCGGCACCCGGCCGGATCTCCGTGATGCCTCCGGGCGTACGAACCTGGGACTTGACCTCGGATCCTGGACAGCCCCCGGCCGGGCCTCGGAGACACAGCACCGCACGTTCGTCCACGCTGCCAGGGCGCGTCCTGGCGTCGTAGGGACGAGCCCGGCTCCGCCCAACGGCAATTGCCCCGAGCACCTGGAGCACTTCAGGTCGTCTGGCACGCGCCACAAACGGCAATGCCCCACCCGAGAGTGGGGCATTGCCGCTCTTTACCTTGACTGCTGGGTGTAGTCGGCCGTCGCTGGGGAGGAGAACTGCCCCTCCCTTACGGGCGCGAGCTTGCCGGTACGCGGATCAGCAATGTGGCCCTGCTGCCCTGTGGAGAACGGCACCACTCGGCCGTCTGGACTTACGAACCCCAGAGCGACGTAGCGCCCTGTCTTGGGGTCCGCCTCATATGCCAGCGGCCAGCCGGCCGCTGCGGCCTCAGTTGCAGCGTGATCGGTATCCGTCGGGGTTGAGGCAACGACGGGAGCGGCGCCTGCTGCCATCCCTAAGACAGCGGCCGTAGCCACGATGTGATGCAGGAACTTCATGAGGACCTCGCGTCAGCGCTGGGAAATACCCCTAAGCATAGGGGCAGCAAACCCGGCGGCCGCACAGCGACCGAAAGAGGCCGCCGCACCAAATAATGGCCGAAAGTAATGATGTGATCACCTTACGTATGGCAAGTGCCGTAGGTAAGTTCAATCGCCGTGACGGCCGTGAGGGACACGGCCTGAGAGGTGGGGAATCTCCAGTGAAGCTACGTGGAACGGCAGTTGTAATAAGCGCCTTGGTCGCCGGAGGTCTCCTCTCGGGTACCGCGCAGGCGTCGACAGCGGACACGCCTGCTGACATGAAGCCCTTGACGTGGGTTGGGCAGTCAGTGTCCAGCGAGTCCGCACCGGCGGGGAAGGTGGCTCACTACCAGGCCGATCCCGAGAAGGGGACCATCAAGTTCCTCGGCTTCGTCGACCCCGAGCCCGAGATCACAACAACGATCGTGCAGCACAATCCCCCCCAGTCCGGAGACTGCGTCCTCTCCCCGTGGAGCACCCCGTATGCCGCGTACGGCTTCCGTGGAGCGGGCACGATGAACGGGACCTGGTCCAATCGCAAGCGAATCACTGGGGGCACGGAGCGGTGCGCCGGCACCTTCCACGCACAGAGCGGAGGCCCCAGCTTCAACACCAACATCCTCGCTAATGGCGCCTACGTCGACTTCACTTCTCCCGCCGTGGTCACACAGGTCCGCATCTGACCCCGCGCCCCGTGCACGCCGGGATTGCCCCTGCGCGCAGGAGCGCTGATTCAGCCGAGGTCAGGCTCCGCCGCGTGGCGGCCACAAGCTGGCCACACGCACTGATCCACAGTGGGATCATGTGGCGCACGGCGGGACGGTAGGACAATCCAGAGGGGCTGCCGAGTATCGCGGCAGCCCCTCTGGCATGCACAGGCCAGTCAATGTCCACGGCAGTGCGGACGAGTGAGGCGACGCCCAACTCCACGTATCCCGCCGCACGAACAGCCCAACGAGCGATCACCACAGGACAACGTCTTACCCTCGATCCGCCAAAGTTGCGGTGAGATGGACGTCCACGCTGGCAGCAGGGACGGCGGGCAGCAGCCCCAAGCCAAGGACCGGCCGGGTACGCCACACCCGCACCACGACGGATATCTCCGTGGCCTCCTCCACGGTGACGGCGAGCGGCCCGCGCTCGCCATGCCCGAGGTCGGCCGCAACGGCACTGATGACAGGGGGCGTCGGCAGCGGGGGGCGAACACCCATGTGGCGCGGCCCTCGTGGTCGGTGACCGCGATCGTGGCGGTCGGGGCGGGGCCGGGCGGCCCTTCGGGCCCGGGTGGTCCGGGCTCGCCCTGGGGGCCCGGCCTGGGACTGGTCTTGGGTTGGTGCTCGATCGACCGGGTACGCCGGTCCAGGTCGCGGAGTACGCCGGCGAGCGGGTTGTCCGGTGAGCGTCTGGGCGCGGAGCCTCGCAGAGCCACGGTCACACCCCTGCCGGTGTGAGCTGCACCGAAACCGTTTCCCCGGCGCTGTCCTCTTTCACTTTCACTGTGGCGATCTTGAGGCTCTGGGAGATGGTGCGGCAGGTCTGGGTGGTCGTGACGTCCACGCACCAGCCAGGCACGAGAGCGGGCACGTCCACACCCGCGTCCGGTGCCAGGGTGGCTTCCTGGGAGTCGATGAACACCGGGGCCGGGCTGCTGGCTTGCAAGCGGGAGCGGGCCGCAGCCTCTGCCGAGACGTCATCCAGGATCGATGTCTCCTCAGCGACCCGCTCGATCAGCCCGTAGTAGGGGTGGATGCCGCCCGCCTCCCCTTCACTGCGTCCTTGCCGTGGATGACCCATCGCGTGGCAAGCGCGAGGCCGTCCTCCGCGACGACGAGCGGACTGCTGAAATCCGTGTCCGTCAGGGAGCCGACGCGGGCGTAATGGTCCTCGGGCAGGACGATGATCTTCGAGCCGAGGGCGGTGAAGTCCAGGCCGGTCGCGGCCAGGTCGCGCAGGTGGTCGCCGATCTGCCCGACGTCGACCTGGTAGGCGCGATCACCGCGGATACGGGCCGGGCCGATGACCTCCACACTGTGGCCGGGGTCGTCCGGGGCGAAGCCGTCATCAATGAGCCACGCCGCGATCTCGGTCAACTCGTGGGCCACGAACTGCTGGTCGGTGTGCGGGACGCGTCTGTCCAGCCATCCCAGGATGTCTACGGCGCTGATCTCCACGCCGTCGGCCGTCCACTCCGGTGCGGTGATCGGCCCCTCCCACACGGGCGCTGTGTCCCGGTAGATCGCCAGCTTGTGCCGCCAGGAGCGGACACGGGAGAGGCTGGGGCAGCAGTCCGCGTCCGGGGCAATCAGGACGCGGGCGGTCGAGATGTCGTCCAGGACGCGAGACCACTCGACTTCCAGCAGCACGTCGGCGGTGGAGACCACAGCCCCGTCCCTGTCGATAATCTGCGCCGTGTGCGATCCGCATTGGCCTGGCAAACGGCACCCCCATGCGACAGTGAGAGCCCGGCCCAAAACCAGCGGCGTATTCAGCCTAGCCTCACGCTGAACCGCCCCGGGTTCGGTAGAGATCTCAGATTGTGGTTGTGGCCTGGGGTTTCGTGGATTCCATGTAGTAGTTGGCTTCGTACTCGACGGGCGGGGGACGTGGCCTATCTCACCGTGGAGCCTGCGGTGGTTGTACCAGTCGGTCCACTCGGCGGTGGCCAACTCGACCTGGGCGAGCGATTTCCAGGGCCGCCGGGGCTTGATCAGCTCGGTTTTGTACAGGCCGATCGTGCTCTCCATCAGGGCATTGTCGTAGGCGTCACCGACCGATCCGATCGAGGCGGCGATGCCGGCGGCGTCCAGATGCTCGGCAAGCCGGAAACTCGTATATTGCCCGGACTCAATCGGTTGTCGCAACACCGGCATCTTGAGTCAAGAGTAGGTGTTCGTTGAGGGCTTCAGCGGGTGTCTTCCATCCGAGGGTTTTGCGGGGGCGGCTGTTGAGGGCGAATGCAACGGCTGCGAGGTCGTCTGTCTGCCATCGGGACAGGTCCGTGCCCTTCGGAAAGTACTGCCGCAGCAACCCATTCGTATTCTCGTTCGTGCCGCGTTGCCACGGGCTGTGCGGGTCCGCGAAGTAGATCTCGAGGCCGGTGTCGACGCGGAGCCGGGCATGCTGTGCCAGTTCTTTGCCGCGGTCCCAGGTCAACGAGCGACGCAGCTGCTCGGGCAGCGTGGTGATCGTGGAGGCGATCGCGTCCCTGACGGCCTCGGCACCCAGACCGGCCAGCGCCGGCCCGTTCTTCCCCCTCGGCTCGGTGCCAAAGCCTTCCATCCGGGGCAGGTGCAGCAGCATGGTAAACCGGGTCGTGCGCTCGACCAGAGTACCGATTGCGGACTTGCCGGTGCCGATGATGAGGTCGCCTTCCCAGTGTCCCGGGACTGCCCGGTCCTCGGCCTCGGCCGGCCGTTGGCTGATCATCACCTCGGGGGTGACGTGCCCGTTCGCCCGCCGTCGGGCTCGGGCGCGGGGAACCCGCAGTGCACGCCCGGTACGCAGACAACCGACCAGCTCACGCTTGAGGGCTCCGCGTCCTTGGATGTAAAGCGCCTGGTAAATCGCCTCGTGCGAGATGCGCATGGACTCATCATCGGGGAAATCCGTCCTGAGCCGGCCCGCGATCTGCTCGGGACTCCAGGCCGTCGCCCACCGCCGGTCCTGACGGCGGGGCTTGTTCCGTCCCTTCCACCGTGGCGTCTTCGGCCCGGTGACCTGTGTTCCGTCCGGACGGCGTACGTCCCCGGCGAGCCGGTCCTGCACATACTCACGCAGCCGTTCATCGGCCACGAGCTTCGGCGTCTTCGGACGCCGTGCCGCCGGTTCCGCCTTCCACTGGGCGATCGAGGCCCGGTAGTCTAGCTGCCCGCCGCGGGTCGCCGCGTTGCGTCGCAGCTCCCGCGAGATGGTCGACGGATCCCTGCCCAGGCGGCGTGCGATCTCGCGGACTCCCAGGCCCTGGGCGTTGAGCAGCGCGATTTCTTCGCGTTCCGTGAAGGACAGGTATCTGCCCGAGGGCGTGCTGAGCTGGATCGACGGCATGCCGCCACGTTCACGGAACCAGCGGGACCCCACCACTGGGGATACGCCGCACGTGACCGCCGCCGCCTCGCTGGTCATCCCCTCGGCGATCTTCATCCAGAAAGCCCGCTCCACCTCCCGACGGATTGGGGGCCGCCCCGGCGACCGCATCGCCGGACGCCCCGTCAGCCGTGTGGCCCATCCCGCTGGTCGACCCATCCAACACCTCCAGGGTCGAGGTGTTGCGACGATCAGTTGAATCCACCTTGCGATCCGGCATCCGAGTGGTGGATCAACTCGCCTGGCCGCACCGGATGTTGGTCTCGGTCACGTTGCCACACGGCCATCTCCAGGGCGTCCAGGACGAAGACCGTTTCCTTCACGGTGGCTGCGGACCAGCCCACGATCCGGCGGGAGAACGTGTCCACGACGAAGGCGACGTAGACGACACCGGACAAGGTCTTGACGTGGGTGAAGTCCGCGACCCAGCAGCGGTTCGGGGCAGCGGCGACGAAGTCGCGGTCCAGCAGATCCGGCGCCCGTTCGGCCTGGCCGCCGGGCAGCGTGGTGATCACGCGCTTGCCGCGGACCGCTCCGGCGATGCCGAGTTCACGCATCAGGCGCTCGACGGTGCAGCGGGCCACGCGGTGGCCCTGCCGGTTCAGCTCACGCCAGATCTTCCTCGCCCCGTAGACACGGTAGTTGGCCTGGAAGGCTTCGCTGATTTGTTCCTTCAGTTCGGTATCGCGCACGGTCCTGGCCGACGGCCTGCTCCGGCGTTTGTGGTGGGCGTAGTAGGAGGAAGGGGCGATCTTGCAGTCGTGCTCGGTGAGCGTCCTGCAGATCGGCTCGACGCCGCCGAAGCGGCCCTTGTGCTCGTCGATGAACGCTACGAGCGTGTGTGTGGCCGGTCGAGCTCGGCCGCGAAGAAAGACGCCGCCGCCTTCAGGATCTCATTCGCCCGCTTCAGCTCGGCGTTCTCCTTCTTCAACGCCTGAGCTGGGCGGACTCCTCCGTCGTCGTCCCCGGCCTCTGCCCGGCGTCGATCTCGTGCTGCTTGACCCAGTTCCGCAGCGTCTCGCGGGAGCCGATGTCCAGCTTCTCGACCACCGCCTGCAAGGCCGCGGTCTCGGTCGGGTGGTCGCCGCGGACCTCGGCGACCATGCGCACCGCACGTCGGCGCAGCTCAAGCGGGTAACGGGAAGGTCGTGCCATGACTCGATCCTTTCATGAAATCGAGCCTCCACTTCACCCGGGGCGGTTCAGTGGTCGTCCGGGACTCGCTCGATGTCGGCCCCGGCCGTGGCCCGCCCGGCATACAACTGTGCGCCGCTCATGGCGTTGCCGATCCAGTTCGCGAACGAACGGACCTCCGGGGTGCGGTAGAAGCCCCACGCCCGTACCTGGTCTCCCTGGGTGCTGGACTGGGTCGCCCCCTTGGCCGTGGTCACGGAGTACCGCGACGCGGCGGCAACGATCTCCTTACGGGTCACGCCAGGCGCCCGAGGGTGTCATCGACCCGGTTGATGAACACGGCGGCGCCGGCGACGGCAAGCCACTCGATGCCGTGGACGAGGAGCGGCGTGCCGGCGAACTGGCCTGTGGCCAGCAGGTACGTGGCGAGGATCGCGCCGCTGATCCACCAGCCCATGCAGTAGACGCAGGAGATCAGGTTGATCACGAACTCCCGGGCCGCGGACTCCGGGCGCTGCTCGTGCCAGGCGTGGAGGCGGTCGCGGACGGGGTCGAGGATGGTGTCGTGGACGGCGAGTTGGGTGGCGCGGTACCCGGCGAGGCCGAGTAGGGCGAGTGCGGTGATGTCGAGCAAGGTGGCCGCCCCCATGCGGAATGTTGTTCTCCGGTTTCGGCGGAGCATCATAGGGCACTCGCCGACGGGCCCTCTTGGGGACAACTCCGCAGGCCAGGGCGGCAATTCAGATCACGGGGAGGTAAGGAGGTGCCGGGGCGTCGGCGGTTACGCCCACATCGGTACCCGGGGGCGCAGGGGTCCACATCCTGTAGCGGCTGGCGCCCCGCTCTTCATTCGCTGGCGTCACCGCATTCTGTGGCTTCCTTGACCACCGGTGGTGGACCGTTTGCATGGAACTGCTCCGGGGAGTCCTGCCGGGCCCGATGCTCCGGGTCCAGTTCAAAGTCGGTCCGACGCCACTGGACTCCAGCCGCGTCAAGAAACTCAAGCGCCGCGACGTCGTAGGACACCAACTTCGACAACTGAACTTCTAGGCCGACGCTCGCGATGCCAAAGAAGATCGCGGCGATCGTTCCGACTCTCCCCCAGTCGACCCGGTGCCACCAACGCCGCACCCGCGTTGATCGGCGGGCCCTGACTCGCTGTGGACCGGGTCTCTGTTTGGCCAGACGGACTCTCCCTTGCCGCTGCGCACCGCTCATGCTGCTTCCCCCTCGTCTCCTTGAAGATGGGGACGCACCAGGGGTCCGATTGGCTGCACCATCAACCGGCTCCCCTACCGTTGAACCTATGGCCGATCACCATGAGCCGCCGCCGGCGGACTCCGGGCCGCCGCTCCGGCACGTACAGGCGGTCGCGGGCCGGGTCGTGGGAATGCGACGGAGAGGAGGAGCGCGAGCGCCTCCGCACCCGGATCCGACGAGACTTCGGTGACCCAACGGCAGCCGTCAACGTGGTCAAGAGGTCGGATGTGAAGGGCTGACGCCGTGACGGCTCCCGGCGGTCAGAACAGTGCGTATGCTTCTCCGGTCTCCGTGCCGGGCGCGGTGTCCGGCTCGTCGAGGTCCAACTCCATCTGTCGGCCGCCGACGGGTAGGTCCACGATCTCCAGTGACCGGGAGCAGGACACGAGGTCCCCGTTGGCGTCGCGGCGCAGCCCACAGGTGTCCCTTGGTCAGCTGACCGGCCGCCGGTACGACGGCGACGTCGCGTTTGCACCCCGGGCACTGCACGCGCGGAAGCTTCATAGGGCCAGTGTGCCGGTGCTGCGCCTACGGCCGGGGCCTTTTGGAACTAACCGCCCAAGACGCCTTGAGGCCGGCCCGTGACCGAGCTACCTGGGCAGGAGCAGCAGCGCCGACCAGGGGCGCGACGACCAGGGCAGCAGGGCCACCCGCGCAATGGACCACCGGGACAACACCGTGACCCTGCCCCGGGTGGCCATCTGGTGCCGCGCCCGCACGAGGTGGCCACCGTGGGGCGCGCAGCCCTGGCCGCGATCGCGGAAGCCCCGGACGGGCCCGCGTACGGTCACCGGTCGTGCGACGACTACGACGAGGCCCTGCAACTGGCCCTGGACGCCTACGCGGTCACCGAGGGATGAGTCTCTGAACTGGCAGCGGTGCTCCCGGCGAATCGTCCGTCGGGGCGCCACTGTCGATGCCAGTCAGCCCCTGCCGTCACGTACGGCAGGGGCCACGCTGCGGGTGGTTGATGGCCTACACGGTCGTGATGGCCTTGATCTCGGCGTACAGGTCGCACCACGCGGTTGATGTACCGCCCGACCCTGCGACGTTGCCGTAGTGGGTGTACCAGTAGTCAATGCTGCTCTTGTAGCAGCGGATCGCAATCCGGAACGTCGTTCCCGTGCACGAGATCGACGCCCCGTGGTGCCCTTGACTCCCGAAGAACATCTTCGGGACGGCGCAGCTCGCGTTCGCCCCGGTCGGGGCCGGGGCCGGGCTGGCGGTCGCGGGGGTTGACGTCCCCAGCATGAGGCCCGCTCCGAGAGCGAGCGTGGACACGGCCGCAGCGGCACGGCGCATTGACATCATGATGCTCCCCGTTCAGTGGTCGGTCAGTGCCGCAGCAACGTAGGCCGGACGTGGAGGTTCCGGGCAGAGCACACCGGGAGCGCAAGTAGAGCAAGCGGCGGCGCACGGCCCAGCCGCGCTGCTGCGCCCCGCAGTCCGGGCGGCCGGCGACTGCACCGTCGAGGGCGCGAGACTCTCCGCCCAGAACGTGATATCGACTGCGTCGCCCCACTCTGGGGAGCGGCCGAGACGTGCCACGACGTCCTCCTTCCGCTCCACCTGGATACGCGGTACCCGGAAAGCACCTGCCCGGCAGGGTTTGGCGCTCTACCGTGGATGCATGGCTGATCACCCGGCGCAGGCCGACGAGGAGCCGCTGCTGCTGGTGGAGCTGGATACCGACGAGGGCCGGGAGTCCGTGATCTACGGTCCCGGCCCGGAGTACGTCGAGGTGGGCATCCTGTTCGTGCCCGTGGAGCTGCTGGCCGAGGAGTCCTAGCGGCGCCCGCCCCCTGGCCTGGCACCGCCCCCACCGCCGATGGAGCGCCCGTACCGTGCGGCGGCACTGGACCGCCCCGGCGAGGCCGGCGAACGGGAGCCGGGCGGCCGGGCGGCCGGGCCGGGGAGCGCACGGCGGCCTGCCCGACCAGGTCGAGTTCCGCGACCCCGTACCGCATGCTGTCCATGCCGTGGTCGTCCACCTTGAGCGGCTCCTCCGGCTCCGGCCTGCTGACGGCGCTCTGGTTGGGCTTGGCCCACACGTAGCTGGTGATCTCGTCGGCCGTGCACAGCGGCTTCTTGGCGTCGGCGAGCACCTGGTCCCGCTCGACCAGGACGTCCCGCATGAGGATCAGCCGGGGGCGCCCGTCCCCTGCGGGGCGTAGCCGCCCCTTGACGGCCTGGAGCCCGGTCTTCACCGACTTGTGGGCCGACGTAGTGGTGAGCCCGAGGTCCCGTTCCAGGACGGCGCGGCCTTCCGCGTCGTGGTCGCAGACGACGGCTATCGGGCGCGGCTCCGTCCATACCCGCTGGCCGTTCTCGGTGACGCTCACCTGGTCCAGGATGTCCCGGGCGTGCTGGTCCACGGTGCGCCTGCTCATGTAGATCTCGCGGTAGAGCACCATGCGCCCGTCCGGGTCCAGGGCCCAGAACTGGCAGACGAACGGGTTGGTGAACCCGAAGTCGATGGTCCACAGCCGCGGCCACTCGTCCGGCACGGGGAACCGGTCGACCATGTGGACGGTCTCGTCGTACTCCTCGTAGATGACGCCCTCTGCGGCGGTCCACCGTCCGTCCCGCAGCCGCATGCGGCGCACCCCTGTGAGCGCGTCCAGCTTGTCCATGTAGTCCCGGCCGACAGGGGTGTAGCTGCCGTCCCGGTTGACGTACGCGGGGTTGTCGCGGTGCGAGGACGTCACCATGGTCATCCGGCCGTCGTCCGCGCGCTGTTTGATCCAGTGCTGGGGGTGGGACGGGTTGGTGGCCAGCACTATCTGTTTGTAGGTGCGCGCGTGCCCGCGCAGTCGGGAGATCAGCGTCTCGTACAGGTCCAGGCTGATCTCAACTCCCTCGTCCACGAAGATGCGATCCAGCTCGGAGGACAGGAATTTCTCCGGACGGTCTCCCCCGGCCACGAGGATCGTGGACCCGTTGGCGTACCGGAACGCGGCCGGGTCCTTCCCCGACCCGCCGAACCAGCGCACCGTGCCGTCCAGCAGCGAGGCCGCCGCTACCTGCCGCTGGAACGTCACGAGGGTGGTGGCGGTAAGGGACGTATGGGTAGCGCGCAGCATCAGGCCCCGCAGGTTGGGCACCTTCATGGCCGCGATGTGAAGCTTCCAGCAGGCCGCCAGGGTCTTGCCGGTCCCGGCCCGGCCGACTGCCGCCACCTCCGTGTCCCGGCACTTCAGAAGGTCGAGGTTCGCCCCGCGCGGCTCGAACACCACCACGGCCCCCTCTTGCCCCGTCACGGTCGTCACACCAAGTCCTCCGGGTCCACGCCGACGATGTGGTACTCCGTCACCTCGCCGGAGTGCTCGACCTTCACGGGGGCAGCCAGGCCCTGGAGCCGGTCCCGGCCGGAGATGCACTTGAGGACGATGTCTGCGGCTTTCTTGTCCCGGTCCTTGAGTGCCTTGGGCCAGAACGCAGCCTGTAGGCGGTCCAGCCTCATGACCTCGATCCGTCGCAGCTGGTCGATGTTGTCCAGGTGTTCGCGGGTGATGCTCTCCTCGATGGCGCGGTCGATGGCGGCTTTGGCGGCGGCAGCATTGGCGTAGCCGACGCTCTTCGCGATGGTGCGAAGGTCGGCGCCGGCGAGTTGAAGGGCGAATGCCTGCTCGCGTCGTTCAGCGGCGGTGCGCTGCTGGCGGGGTGAGGAGCCTCGCATCGGGTGTCCTCCTCGGGTGCGACTTGTATCCAAGTTGGTGTTTCAACTACCTGGTCGGGGGGTGGCAGAGGGTGCTTCCCCCGGACCGAGGTGGGTGTGGTCAGCCGGTCATGAGGCGGTGGAGCTCGGCGCGTGCCTCCGGGTCGTCGCGGAAGGTCCCGGTGTAGGACGCGGTGACCATGACGGAGCCGGGCTTACGGGCGCCTCGGTGGGCCAGGCAGCCGTGTTCGGAGCGGATGACACAGGCCGAGCCCACGGGTTGGAGGTGGGTGTCGAGGGTGGCGGTGACCTGGCGGGTGAGCTGTTCCTGTGTCTGGAGGCGTCGGGCGTAGACGTCCAGGACGCGCGGGAGCTTGGACAGGCCGGCGACGGGCTGGCCGGGGCGGGGCTGGTAGGCGATGTCCGCGTGTCCGGTGAAGGGGAGCATGTTGTGCTCGCACAGGGAGGTGAAGGGCACGCCGGTGACCATGATGGGGCCGCCGTCGTGGTCGACGGGGAAGACGCGGGCCAGGTGTTCGGCCGGGTCTTCGTCGTAGCCGGCGGTCATCTCCTCCAGGGCGCGCAGCACGCGGTCCGGGGTGTCGGTCAGGGCCGGGCTGTCGGGGTCCAGGCCGCGGCCGGCGAGCCAGGAGCGCAGGCCTTGCCGGTAGGCCTGGACGGTCTTCCTCCGGGCGGCGGGGGCGTCGCTCACGGGGGTGATGGTGGTCGCCATGATCAGCGGGCCCTTTCGTCGCCCCACGCATGTACGTGGAGACGTGTTGTCAGGTTGAAGCCGGCCGCGATGGCGGGGTCGGCGATGGTGCGGAGCCGGTCGTCCAGTTCGGCGGTGGTGGTGCCCTCGGGCATGACCCACACGGTGTGGGCTGGGAGCCCGAGCGTGGAGGCGTGGGCGGCGACCTGGTCGACGTCGGCCGGGGTGCGGCACACGAACTTGAACGCCGCCCGGCCGGTGGCCACGAGGACGGCCAGGGCTTCGGGTCGGATCCGCTTGTCTTCTGGGTCTCCGGCGTGGTCGAGCTTGGGCGAGACGTTGAAGCGGGTGACGTGTTCGGCCGTGTACGGGGAGGGGACGAGGGTGCCGTTTGCCTCGACCTCGATCTCCACCCCGGCGGTGGTGAGTGCATCCAGGAGTGCGGTCCAGCCGGGGCGGCGTTGGTGGAGGAGGGGTTCCCCGCCGGTGATGACGACGATGCCGGGGGCGCCGTCGAGGAGGCGGTCCACCAGCTCCGGGACGGGGCGCCGGGTCAGTTCCTTGCGGAGGTCGAACCGTGAGGCGTCCCAGGTGTACGGGGTATCGCAGTTATGAACGAGCCAGCCCTCCGCGATGTAGTTGCCGGTGCTGGTGGTGAGGGCGACGACCTCCCCCTCCCCCGCGTCCTCCACTGAGATCACTTCTCGCGCATTGTTGGGCGCCCGGCCGAGTGCCTTCGCGAGAGCGCTGCCCTTGGCCGGGGTGGCGCCGACCATAAAGCGCCACAACTCACCACCGGCCGCGCGCAGCCGGATGCCCTTCGGCTCGCGGGCGACGTCGAAGCCAAGCCGTACGGCGACGGTGGCCAT